ATCAATTTCATTCTTGTCCAATAGTGGATTGTCATAAGAAGTAAAGTGCCAGGCACAGTACGTCGGATCATCCCCTAACTCCGCATATTTGTACAATTCATAAAAATGGTTCCTTCCCATAGGTGTGCCTATAAACATGGCACATCCCTTTTGGTCAGCCAAGGCGGGTCTCAAAATCTGCTCGAATACTTCGGGTTTCATGTCCGCGTATTCGTCTAGCACAAGGAACTTTAGCGAGACACCTCGCATGGTTTCTGGTCGGTCGGCACCTTTGAGGCTGATGGTTGCTCCATTGACCAGTTTGATCTGTAGATTATTGATGTGACTGCCAGCGATAACAGGATGACCCAACTCCAGAAGAGTTTGCCACATGATGTCCCGCGCTTGTCCTTGGGTTGGTGCAACGTAGAATACATGTCCCCTATCGGCCTGCAGAGCATTTACTATCAACATCCACGCGGCTAGTCGAGATTTACCGGTACGCCTTCCTGCCGCTACAATTTTAAAGCGCGTATCGTCTGCCCAAACTTGTTGTTGCCACGGCAGTAGTTCGATATTTAAGTCAGTCAAGGTCGTCTAACTCTTCTTCGGTTAATTCACGCTCTTCTGCACCAGCCTGTTTAAGAAGATCGTTTAGTTCAACAGGAGAGCCAAATTTATACATGACTGCCGGTACTGCCCTGCGCCCTGTTAGCATTTCCACCATGTTCCAGCCATCTTCCCCCGGTGGAAGCCGCACGTACTTATGATCTATGTCGCACTTCGTCAGCTTTTCTCTAATAAACCGACAGCCTTTGCACCAGTCTGCGCCAAGGACAATCACCATATTAGAAATTTAACCTTGGTGTCGCAGTTATTAGTTCAAACGAGATGATACTAACAAAGGTAGAGCCTGCTTCTGGCGTTAAGGTAATGGTGTCACCTTCTTTTGCCACAAGAAACTCGCCGTGTTGACCGCCAAACTCCAAGAATTCGTCAGCGTTTACGTTTTTTCCTGCTATGAAGTCAATGTCTACACCACCATGAACCCACTTGGCGCTAATGCTTTTGTTAGCTCCGGTATTAGAGATAAACAGATACGTAACTATGGCATCGTAACCAGCAGGAACCGCTAAAATATGGTTGGCAGAGCCAGCGGTTAGGGCATCACCGTGAGAAAACTTCATGAGTACGTCCACATAACAGGAGTTGTTTGGCGGGTATCGACATGAACAAAGGTTTTAGCCACACCTATACCGCCAAAATTTAGTTTTAAAGCCTCATGGACAATGTTCATCCGCTCTACACCGTTAGATACCGCTATATCAGCCGCGATACCTTGGTTGTGTGTGCCAGGCTTTTCTTTTTTGATTTCGTTGGGGTGGGTTTCATCTCTGTAGCCAGACGTGATGCGGAACGGAAAGCCACAGGCTTCACGCAACTGATCCAATTTCTCCAGAAATGCGTCATCCATTTCGTTCTTGTTGGTATGCGTACAGTTAAACTCTTCTAACTTAAAGTACTTCACCGTTATCCCCATCAATAACCGTAGGTTTTAGATCAAAACCGTCGCTCTCCGAGCTAGGTTGGATAGAGGTTGGATCGATTTCTTTAACATCTGCCGTGCCAACCCCAGTAATGTTGATCTGAATAGCAGATTTGCCGCCATTTTGCACGATATCTTTTTCAAATGCGGCTACAGGCAATATCCGATCCATAACTAACTTCCATGCGGCGGACTGATTCTTATGATCATTGTCTAACGCGGCATCAAATATGGTGTCTAAAACTAGTTTGGACTTAGGAGAGGCCAGCATACGAGCCTTGTACTCGTTTATCTTGGCGGCATCACCCTTGGGACGGCCTACTTTACCCCTACCACCAGGAGAATGCTTGGCTAACTCTGCTTTTGAAGGCGCACCTTGCTCTTGTTTTCTTCTTTTTATTTCTGCTTTGCGCCGCTGAACGTAACTTTGCTCTTTTTTGTCTGTCATAAAAAAATTGGGTTGTACTTAACCAACCCGCCCTCCCTATCCTATATATATACTGGGTGCTAAACAACCCCCACCTTACTCTAATACTTGCTCGATGCAAGCTGGTCTTGAAAAGATGAGGTGTATCAAAGGTTTAGTGGTTTCGAAAATTACCTTTTTTTGTGTCTGAGAAGCAACACACGCACACGCACATACGCAACCCCCTCCCCCCGTCCCAAAAAATCCCAGCAATTGGCACTCGGTATGCCAAAAGATTGTGGCACTGAGTATGCCAATAGATGAGGTGAGAAATGTGAGGTGTGTGGATGGATGAAGCACCCCCATAGACCAATCAGCTAACCATCAACCAACCCAACCCAAAATGTCACATTTACAAAAAAACAAAAAAAGTTTTGTCACATTGTGAAAACCTGGCTGTGTCGTGGGATAGATTAAAACCATCAACAACAAACAAAGAGAGATCATCATGCTAGGCAAAAAGACTTCACCCAAGGCATTACCTAAACGACGCGGATTCATTCTCTATCAAGGCCCGTCGATGCTAGACGGCGCTCCGATTGTGGTAATCGCTACGCTATCAACGTCTAACGTAAAAACCGGCGATGCAATACAAACCTGGATACTTCGAGACGATATGAATCCGGTTGAAGCTACAAAAACCGGAGACGATTCATCGATCTGTGGGAGTTGTCCCCATCGTCATTTCAATAACGGCGCGTGTTATGTGAACGTCGGACAAGCACCCAATCAGATCTGGAAATCCTACAAACGCGGATTGTATGAACAATACGATCACAAGCTACACGCTGATTACTTCCGGTCGCGTGTTGTTAGATTGGGCGCGTATGGTGATCCAGCGGCTGTGCCCTTTGAGGTGTTCCACATCATCGCGAGACTAGCCAGAGCGCATACCGGCTACACACACCAGGCGAATCACAAGAATTTCGACAAGCGTTATTTCACGCTATGCCAAGTATCGGCTGACTCCCCCAAGCAAGCGACCAAATACCAGAAGCAAGGCGCAAAGACTTTCCGAGTGGCAATGGAAGGCGACGGTTTGTTACCTGGTGAGATCGAATGCCTATCGGATTCCGATGGCATCCAGTGCGTCGACTGCAAGCTATGCGACGGGGTATCTCAGAACATCGCGATCGCTGTGCATGGTTCGCGCTCCAGCAAATTCAACACAGCAATCATTGCAAGGGGTTAATCATGATCTGTTATCGAGTACGACTGGCTCAAGGCCTATCGGATAAAGCGGTTTTAAATAACCTGGATGAGTTGCAAGACTGGCTAGACATGGCGCAATCCAAGGGATGGTACTGCGTCCAGGTTAGATCGGAGAAGACGGGCGAATGTCACGTCCTATTTAACGACGGCGATGGCTATCAGCTATCTAAGGTTATGACGCAATGAGTGGCGAATTGTTTGGCTTCACCGTCATCGATCGGGATGGCGGCGAGTTGTTTACCTCGGAACCTGAATACGAGACATACCAGGAAGCATTCCGCGCCGGTGATCACTCACTGTGCGATATGAATGGCGGCAGTCTCGAGATTTGGCTATGGGATGACAGCTTAGAAGATGTAAAACAAACCTGGGACGCATGAAGGCGCAAGTTGACCTAGTAAACTCCGGCAAACTTGTATAAAGTGATACTAAACATCAACAAAAGAGGGTAACAATATGACTACACCATGGTATGCATACGGCGAGGCGGGAGAGCATACGCGAGACGCTGTGGACAGGTTTGTCCATTCCGAAACTCAAAACATCCTCGCGCTGATCTACTGGTGCGAACGTGTCGGCATGACTGACTCGGAAATTGTTCAACTACTAAAAGAGGAACTATAGCCATGAAGTTTAGTGATAAGTACATCAGCAGTATCTGCCCCGAGTTGGGTAAGTGGGAAGTCCAGTTACTTAAGAACCATCTGCTGGACATGCACCACCCGAACGACATCTATGACCAGCTAGTACGCTCGACCTCTCGTGGATTGTTCCCAGAGTTGTACCGATGGCGGGCATCCAAGGCACATGAGGCCATCCAGGAGGCCGTAGAATTGCTTCAGAGAGTCGATCAGATCTTGGCTGACGTACCGGATGCCTCGGACGAGGTAGCCCGTACACAGCTAGAGATACGCAATAACGTCGTGTACCTCCAAAGAGAGAACGGGGCTAAATGATGGAA